AACCTGTCGGCCCTGTCCACCCGAGAGGGATTCCCGGTCGGAGCCATTGCGACCAGAGCAGACGGCACCATCATCTTCGGTCACAACACCGGGACCGAGGGTGTGCCCGTCGTGACCAACGTGCCCAACAGAGGGCTGTTCGTCATCTCAGGCAAGCGGTCCATGGGCTACGGCTTCGCTGCCGACGCGCTCTACCCTCTCGGCCCTCCGACGAGCCGCTACCGCTCAGCGTGGTTCGACTTCGGTGACGCTCAAATCAAGAAGCAGGTCAGCTACGTCACGCTCTGGGTGCTCACGACCGGTCAGCCGACCATCACCATGAGGCACTACAAGGACTTCTCGCTCCGGGGAGTCAGTGAGCGGACCTACGTGATGCAGCCTCCTGACCAGAAAGACCTCCCCGTCTTCGACACAGTGATCCTCGACAACAAGGGCATCTACGAAGACCACAGGCTTGTCCCGGTCCGATACTCCATCGCTCAGCAGTCCTGCTCTTGGTTCTCGTTTGAGATTGAGACGACCGACGACCTCATATTCATCGGCTACGAACTGGAATACACGACGAAGGGCACTCGCGTCGTCATGGGGAAACGCGCATGAAAAAGTGGACACAGCGCGAGTTGAGGACGGGTGGTGTTGTCGAGCCTTCTGCCATCAACGACGAGCTACGGGCACAGCAGTCCTCGATGACCACGCTTGACCGTGAGCAGTTCGATAAGGACTGGGTGGAGGACACCGACCTCAAGGACAACGCCATCTTGACCGCGACGGTCGCGCCCATCTACCCGGCAGCGTCCTACGGTGAGCAGAGCCTCCAGACCGGTACAGGCGACGTGCCCGTCCACAGCTTCACCGGGATCACCGCGAAGATTGACCCCGGCTCATGGTTCGACCTGTCCTCCACAGCGGCAATCACGCTTGCGGGCTTCAGAGGTGGGAACCTGTTTGTCGAGTGGAGCGGCAATGCCTACGTGTTCCCCACCTTCTCGGACACGGCGAACCTTGAGTTTCCAATGAATCCCAAGTACCTCAACCTGAGAATCTTGGTGAACAACACCCTGCTTGCAGAGCGACGGGGGCCTGCCCTCCATGAGCACTTCAGAATCTTCGGCTCGATGAACTTTCCACCCGGTGACCTCAGCGTCAGGCTGCAAGCCAAGATGACCACAGTGGGACCGGACGACCCGCTGGAGAACACCACGCCGAAGGACATTCCGCAGGTCCACCTCTACAGCAACAAGTACCTCGCCATTGGACGGTTCCGCTAATGTCCAGAATCAACAGACCTCCAGTTCTCGATGGCGAGGGTATCGAGGCGACTCCGCTCAACAACCGGTACGCCGACTTCACCCAGAACGACATTAACGAGTTTAATACTCGCGATGCAGCCATCGACCTCCCACAGTTCAAGCGGACTGGAGGCAGGGGTTTCCTCGCCAAGACCGCGAACAGCGTGCAGGTCGGCAAGCTCGACTTCTACCACGCCGCTCCGGTGGTCCTTGAGGGGATGGACACCGCTCCGTCCACCGCCTACGTCATCGGTGACGGGACAAACCCGACGCCGCTGGGACCGCTCGGGGTGGGTCTGGTGTCGCTCGACTCGACAAACCTGCTCCGGGTGTACTGGTCGCTCAACGTCAATCCCGAGTTTACCGGGACGCCATGGACAACCACGTCAGCCCCGTCAGCGAAGTACACCATCGCCAAGAACGGTGGCTCTACCGACGTGACGAGCACCAATGGAACGTGCTGGGTCATCTACCTTGAGTGGGACATCACCGGCCCGACTCTGGCAAACTTCGTCCCGGTGCCCGGTCAGGGTGACTTCGACACCCTCATCGGCGGTTTCCGGGGTGAACTGCTTGAGAACACTCAGGCAACGACCGTGGTGCCTTGCTGGACGACCTCATTCTCGGCCACAGGACGCAAGACTACCGGGGTCGAGGTGTCAAACAAGACGGGATGGCGCGGTGTGAGTGGCACCTACTACTACAGCGGCGCTCAGGGAGCCGTCAGCACGGTCTACGGGCTTCGGCTGGTCGTAAAAGGCCCCATGCACCCCTACCAGACCGGGGGCAGGAACTACCTCGTCCAGCAGCCGGACATTATGAACGACGATAGCGACAACGTGACGCTTGAGCACACGGTCGGTAGACTGGGTTTCATACTCCACAAGGTGAAGTGATGAGCTACACGCCCCCAAACACCTTCACCGCTGGCACCAAGCTGACCTCAGCAGCAGTCGAGGGCAACAATGAGGCCCTTCGGGTCTACCTGCACGGTGCAATCCCGGCAGCAGACGTAGCGACGGACGGGTGGATCGACACGCGGCACATTCAGCCACCGGTCTACAGCCCGTTCGAGGGGCTACAGCATGGCGTGAGCGGTCATCAGGGTGGTCAGTGGAGTCAGGGGCCGACTGTGAGGCTCACGTTCCTCACGAAGTACCTGACGGGCAACGGAGCACAGGGGAGCCGGTCTTGGCAGCGGATCCCGAACACCTCGTTCAAGGTTCAGCTTCAGCATCCCGCTTTTGTGCTGTTCCACTACTTCTATGAGGTCGAAATCGGCCCCGACACGTCCTCTGGCGGCGACCAAGTAGCGTCGGCAGACCGACAGGTGTGGGTCGGCCCGTATGTCGGCTCAAATCCCATTCAGAGCAGCCTTGTCGGCACCAGCACCATGCAAGAAGGTGCAAACCACTCCGGTCACTTCCGCACAAACCCGGTCGGGGCGAACTTTTCCTACCCAATCCGGGGCGGCTACGCTCAGAGAGACGGGACCATCATCATCGAAGACACGACACCCACTTTTCCGCGTCCTGTGGGCGAGGTGAACATCGGGCTGGTCGGTTTCAGCACCGTGGACCGCTCAGCAGTGGTCAACTGGTCCTGTGTCCTTGAAACCTTCTACATTTAGAGGCTGAGTCATGCCTATTGCAGCAACAACCCTGCTTATCGGTGGAGCCATCGCGTCCGCAACAGCAGCAGGAGCCAAGGCAGGGGGCCGTAGAGCCGCTGCCAAGAGGGCGGGCCTGTCTCCAGAGGAGCAGAAGGAGCTTGAGGAGCTTCAGAAGCTTCGCGAGACAGGTCAGCTTGGTCTGACAGACTCCGAGCAGCAGCGTCTTGACCAGAGCCTCCTGACTCAGCGTGGCGGGATGATGAGGCAGCAGCAGGCTACCGCACTCCAGCAAGCCGCTCAGGCTGGCCCGGTGTCAGGGCGTGACGTGTTCCTTCGTCAGCAGACTCAGCAGGCTGGACAGCAGCAAATGGTCAGAGAGGAGAATGCCCTCCGTCAGCAGGCCGATGCAGCAGCGTCAGACCAGCAGCGGGCACGACAAGCGTTCCTCCGACAGCAGCAGATTGCCTCTGACGTGGCGAAGGCACAGGCTACTGCTGATATGTTCAGTGACCCCCTCAGTGTTCTCGGAGATGCTGCAATGGACGTAGGGTTGGGCCTCGGGACAGGTGACCTCGACCCAACACTGATGACCGCGAAGACAGACGAAGACCTCCTTGCCGCTGCCGGTATTCGCGAAGCCAAGAGAGAGGCGCGGGCGGCTAACATGGACAGAGGCGCAAACCGCCTCTTCGATATGTCCACCATTTACGCGACGGGGTTCTAAGATGCCGAGAGCACAAGACTACACCTACAGCTTCATGGCTGGTTTGGCCCTCCCGGTCATGTACAAGCAAGTCGCGGCTGAATACGCTGACCTTGAGCGTCGTCGTGAGTTTGTAGACGGGATGATTGCGCAAGAGAGCCAGCAGATCGCCAATCTTGAGCAGGTCTTCAAGACTCCGGTGACTGACTCCTCGACCCTACAGGCTCTCCTTGAGCGTCTTGAGCGTCAGAACATCGACCTGAGCCGCGTCGGGAGCGGAGCCGGTAAGCGTCTTGCTGACGTTGAGAAAGCCTACAAGCGGGCGGCACAGAACAGCCCGAGCGGAGCCTTCACGGACCTCACCACGAACGACACCCTCACCAATGCCGAGTATCGTGTAGCTCTGAGGGGCTACAAGGCGGGTCTGGTCGCGGGAGGAGCGTCACAGGCAGAAGCAGACAGTCAGGCGAACCGGGTCGGCACCTCTCGTACCAATGCAGGCATCAAGTTTGCCCGCGAGGGTGACAGTGGACGCAAGGCGGCTCTTGAAGCGGTAGGTGAGACTGAGC